CCGAGCGGGCGCAGCACCTCGAACTGGAGCTGCGGGATGCGGTTGCCGTATTGCGCGAGCGCGAAATGCTCGAACACCACATAGGCGACGCCGCGATAGGCGGGCGCGTTGCCCGCTCCCTGCTTCGCCTCGATCAGCGGATCGACCGGCTGGTCCTCGCCGCCGCGATAGACGCGTATCTCCAGCCCGGTCTGGTCGAGTTCCCGCCCGTCGGCCCAGATTCTGCGGATGCCGGAAATCTCGCCCTCGCACAGAGCGAACGCCACATTGGCGAAATAGGAATATTCGGTCACGCGCGGCCCGCCCTTGCCGCCCTGCCGCTTGGTCGTGCGGCTCTCCTCGAAGCGCGTCGTCCAGATCAGCGTGCCGCCGATGCGCGCCGTCCCATTGATACGGGCCAGCGACGCCCCTTCCTCCGCCGTGAACGGCCGCGCGCCGGAAAGCCTCGGCCCTTCGATGCGCCGCGTGCCGTTGATCAGCGCCCTGTCGACCGCGTAGCCGGCGAGCGCGCCAGCCGCCGCGCCGATCGCGCTGCCGGCGGGGCCGAGCAGGCCGCCGACGAAAGCGCCCGCGGCCTGCAGCAATATCGTCGCCATTCAAGGCCTCCCGGCGTATTCGGATTCAGACGGTGGGAAAGGAAAACACGCCGGCAATGCGCCGGCGCCATTGCGGCACCAGCGCCGAAACCACGACGGCGCTGCCCTGATAGGCGTGCACGAAGCGATCCGGGCCGACCATGATGCCGGCGTGCTTGGCCGGCAGATGAGGCCGCCAGCGGAACAGCACGAGATCGCCCGTACAGAGCTCTACCAGCGGCTTCGCCACGCAATGTCGCCTCGCCGCGTCGATAAAGCGGTCCTCGCCGCCCGCCTCGGCCCAGTCCGGCGCATATGGCCCCGGCGCTTCGGGCGCCGCGCCATACAGAGCGCGCCAGACGCCGAGCAGCAGGCCGAGGCAGTCGCAGCCTACGCCCTTGCGCGATCCCTGGTGCCGGTAAGGCGTTCCGACCCAGCTCAAGGCCTCGCTCACAACCACCTCCGCCGGGCCGCCCGCAATCTCGCTCATGGCACCACCGGCCCGCCATCGAACTTGCCGCCGTCGACGACATAGTTGTAGGCCGCGTCATTGCCGGGCAAGTGCGGAAAACCACGAAAATTCAGCGCATTGGCGAACTTCCCCCTGCAGGTCGCGAAACTCTTGTCGCACCCGGCCTTCACCGTGAATGCGTCGCCCGCTACCGCCGGCCCTCCGCCCGGCCGCAGCGTCAGCGTCACACCACCGCCGTCCTTGCGATGGGCGACGATGCGCTCGCTGCGTCCGGCCCGCGCGCCGGTCATCCATCGAAGCGTGCCGTGCGAAAACCAGCCGCTGGCAAATCCGTCCAGCCCCGAAACCGCCACCGCCTCGGCCGTCTCGACCGCAACCACCGCGCCGGCTCCCCCATAATCGGGATGGTCGAGCAGCACCCCGCAGCGCGCATCGCCAAGCTCCGCGTCGCAGGCGCGCGTGAGATAGCGCCCGCTCGGCCTGTCCAGCGCATGTGCCTGGCTTTCCAGTTCCGCAACGAAGCGGCCATCGCTGCGGGTGATCTTGCCGATCGTCGCTTTCCGCAGCAGCGCGAAATCCTGCGGCTGGCGCCAGTTGACCAGCAGCGTCTCGACCGTCGCGCGGTCGTAGAGGCCTGCGGCGATATCCGCCTCGCTGATATCAGCCGAAGACAGCGCGCCCTCGACATCGACCGTGTCAACGGCGAGCCCGAGCGTGTCGCGCGCTTCGCTGGCGCTGAAGCCGGTCTCCGGCTCGAACACCGTACCGTCCACAGTCAGCTGCCGGTCGTGATCGGTAAAGCCCGTGATCGTTCCGTCGGTTCTGGTCAGCCGCCAGCAATGACAGGCCGTGGTGATTTCGCGGGCGAGATGCTCCGCCAGCGCTTCGGGATAAACGGTCACAACTGCACCTCGACGAGCGGAATGGACGGTATCTGGCCGGCCTTGAATGCAGTCAGGCTGATCGAAAAGCGCTGCTGCGCCAGGTCCGAACGGCCGGCGCTGGAGAAATAAGGGATCGCATTCTCCGCCGATTTCGGGTCGGGAAAGACGTTGGGCTGGTTCGGCCCCTTGTCCACCGCCGGGCAGCCGAGTTCGGTGAACCAGATCGGCTTCGACCGCGGCAGCCAGTCCGTCGGCTCGCCTGCCTCCACGCCGCCGATGCGATGATAGTGCGGATTCGACCACCAACCGGCCAGATCCTTGTAGCGATAGACCCAATGCTTGCCGTAAGCGCCGTCGCTGATCGGCGAGCGCTCTCGCGCCCGCCTTGCTTCCGGCGAGGCATAGTACCAGTCGAAACCCTCGCCGCCCGCGATCGCCGCCTTTAGGCCGTCCGGGTCATAGGGACCTGCAAAACCGTCCGGATTGGCGCTCGAATAATCGGCATCGCGCCAGTCCGACAGCGGCATATAATTATCGATGCCGACGGCGCTCACCGCCGGGTGCGCCCACAGCGCGTCGAGATGGAACCACGTGTCGCCGCTGCCGTCGGCCGGCTGGTGGCCGAAATATTCGCTCCAGTCGGCGGCATAGGTCAGCGCTGTCTCCGGCCCGAGCACCGCGCGTGCATCGGCGGCCAATGCGCAGAGTTCTTCGACGAAGGGAAATGCGTTCTCCTCGTCGCGCAGCGTCGTCAGGCCGCGCAGTTCCGAGCCCAGCAGAAAGACGTCGACGCCGCCGGCCGCAGCCGCCAGATGTGCGAAATGCAGGACGAAGCGCCGGTATCCCCAATCATCCGCCGCTCCCGAGAACGCAACCGTGTCGCCCGCCGGCGAAAACTCGCCGGCCTGCGCCTCCCCGCAAAAGGCCGAAACCTGCGTCCGCGCCGCAGCCGTCTTGTCGGCGCTGCCGGGCATCTGCGGTGCCGGATCGGCGGTTATGCGCCCGCGCCAGGGATAGGCCGCCTGCTCCGACCCGCCATAAGGGTCGGGCAGGCCGTTGCCCGCCGCCACATCCATCATGATGAAGGGGTAGAGTGTGACTTTGAGGCCGCGCGCCTTGATCTCGGCGATGGCGTCGATGACGCTTCTGTCCGAAGGCGTCCCGCCATAGGCTGCGCCGCCGCCATGCGAAGACAGCACCGCCGCCGCCTCGCGCCCGACGCCCGAGACCTTCCAGGCCACCGAAAGCCCGCCGCCGGCAGCGCTGGTCACGGCCGGCCGTATGCGGCAGTGCCCGGCCCGCAGATCGTCGCCGAACCAGGTCGCCACCAGCGCCACGCTCTCCAGATTGGGACACAGCGCCTGCAATTCGTCCAGCGACGCAGCCAGATCGGTCCCGGCATGCAGCACGTGGCGATTTTCGGCCTGCGTCTCGCCCGGCCGTTTCTGCCGCGTTACCAGCCCGGGCGAAAGCCCGTATTCCGTGGCGCCAGGTATCAACGAGACGGCGCGGATCTGCTCGCGCAGGCCCCCGAGCGGGCGCAGCACCTCGAACTGGAGCTGCGGGATGCGGTTGCCGTATTGCGCGAGCGCGAAATGCTCGAACACCACATAGGCGACGCCGCGATAGGCGGGCGCGTTGCCCGCTCCCTGCTTCG